CTTTTCTGGCTATCGGGGCGCAATCGAAGAGGCGCGTAAGGGCTTCCGCGAGCATCAACGGTGGATCATCGAGCGGTTCCATTCGCCGGTCTATCGCTGGAAGGTGCGCGATTTCATGGCGCAAGACCCGGCCCTTGAACGAGCCGCCGCCGCGACTGGAATCAACATCTTGGGCCACGCCTGGCAACCGCGAGCATGGCCCTACATTCAGCCGCTCGAAGATGCGAAGGCCAATCTGCTGCGCGTCACGGGTATGCTCGCCAGCCCGCGACGTGTCACCGGAGAAGGCGGTGGCCAATGGGCCGAGCTCGTCAATGAGTGCGTCGAGGATCGAGCCCTTGCGATTCGTCGCGCCAAGGTCGAAGCCGCGAGCATCAACAAAGAATTCAACGACGGCGCGCCGGTCACTTGGCACGACTGCCTAACGCTGCCGCTGCCGGAGGGCGTGACCATGACGCTGCAACCCGACTCGGAAAAGCAAGGCGCGGCCGAAAAAGCCCCGCCCAAAAAGACTAACGGAGCGCAACAAAATGGCGCAGCAAGACTCAACGGACATCTCGCTTGAGATTGGGGCGATTCGGTCGCTCGTGCCGCGCATCGCCGATTATTTCGGCGTGTGGGCGATGCACCCCGAGACGCTGTTGGCTGCTGCCTACCACGTCCAGAACATGGACCTGCGCAGGCATATCGAGGCCAACGCCGGGGGCAGCTATTCGCAGGGCCGCTACGGTGTTGAGTCGGGCGGCATTGCGGTGATCGAAGTGGCCGGCACGTTGATGAAATCAGCAAGTTCGGTCGGCGATGCCTCATCGACGATCGACCTGCGAAAGCAAGTCCGAACTGCCGCCCAAGACCCAGACATTACGGCGCTCCTACTGCGGATCGACAGCCCCGGCGGCACAGTTTCCGGCACGAAAGACTTGGCGGACGAGGTACGCAACGCCACGAAGGCAAAGACGGTCTACGGCTACATCGAAGATATGGGCGCCAGCGCCTCGTACTGGGTTGGCAGCCAATGCACGAAGCTTTTCAGCAACGACACGGCCACCATCGGCTCCATCGGCACGCTGTTGGTAGTCGAGGAAAGAGAGGGAAAAGTCCATGTTATTTCCACTGGCAGCTACAAGGGAGCTGGAACTCCCGGATCAAAAATCACTGAGGAACATATTGCAGAGTGGCAGCGCAACGTCAATGCCCTCAACGAGCACTTCCTGCAAGGTGTCTCCACCGGTCGCGGGCTCTCTCTCGCCAAAGTCCGGGAGCTTGCCGACGGCCGAGTGCATATCGGACTCGAAGCCAAAAACCTCGGGCTGATCGATGCCGTTCAGTCCTTCGACGAAACACTTTCACAACTTCAAGCGCAAGGGAGCCAAGCTATGGCCGCGACCACGGACCCCGTCTCCGCCACGATTCACCAACTGCGCGACGCCTGCCCTGGCGCCGATTCTGCATTCCTGTTGGGGCAACTTGAGGCCGGCGCGACCGTCTCGACGGCGCAAAAAGCCTGGATGGTCGAGCAGAACAAGCAGCTCACCGCCGAAAAGAAGGCCCGAGAAGAGGCCGAAGCGATTATCAAGCGTCCCAAGGCCAGGCCAGGCGTCCGGCCCCTCAGCAGCGGCAAGCGCGCCAAGACCAAGCCGGACGACGAAGAGGAAGGCGACCCGGAGGACGAGGACATGGACGGCGGAGGCGAATGCACGCCCGAGCAGTTCACCGGGGAAATTCGCCGGCAGATGGCCCGTGGCGCCAATCGAGCCACGGCTGTCAAAGCCGCCGGCCGTCGATTCCCGGATTCGCACAAGGCTTATTTGCTGGCGACCAACAAAAAGAAGGTCCACGCGAAAATCAACGATCGCTTCGACGACGACTTGGATGATTGAACCGGGTCGGCGCTGAGTCACCCAAACCATTTACCGCACATTTTTTGCAAAGGTAGCAAGCCATGACAATGGGACAAGGTTTTGAAACCCCCGTGATTACCCTGCCGCAGTCGGGCGGTTTTTCGCCTTATCTGCGAGTCGTCCTTTCCGGCGGCACGCTGGCTCTGGCTGGCGCGACCGATCGAGAAATCGGGACGATTGCCCTGCCGGTTCCGGCAACCGGCGTGGGCTCTGGAACCACCGCTGCGGTCCTGACGAACGGCAGCGAGGGGCCGCCCTACATGGTGGCCAATGGTGCCATCTCGCAATTCGCGTCCGTCTACGGCGCGGCGGGAGGCAAGGTCTCGGCCACGCCCAACGGCAACTTCATCGGCATCGCACTCACCGCCACCGCCAACGACGGCGAATGGGTGATCGTGTTGCGCACGAAAGGCGGCCAGCAATACTTGTTCTCGAATGTTGCTGCGAGCACCGCGCTGACCGGGATTGCGGCCAATACGGCGACGATCTTCGATCAGAATTACACCCTGCCGGCAAATCTGCTCAAGGCTGGCGATCTATTGAAGATCGTCGCGCAAGTGATCATGACGGCCGTTCACTCGACCGATACGCAGCAATTCAATCTGAAAATCGGCTCGACGGTCCTGATCGGCGATGTCGCGGCCAATCCGACGACCAATGACATCTTTTTGGCGGAATTCACTCTCCAGGTCCGCACTGCGGGCGCGACTGGAACGTGCGTCGGCACCGGTCTAGTGACCCGTGGAACGCCGGGGACCGCGACCGCGACGCCAGGAATTCTTGCGAGCACCACGCTCAACACGACCATTGCCCAGCAAATCGGCGTTTGGGACACGTGCAGCGTGCTCAATGGCGGCAACTCCGCGCGTCTCGACGTGTTGACCATCGAAAGGATTGCGAGCTAACGACGAATTGATGTGACACCCGGAAGGTGCGGGGCCGAGCCGACGGGCGACGCCCCGATATTTTCACCTGCCGAGTGTCTTACCCGTAAATCAAAACGCCTTCCGGGGGATCAATAAGGAATCCCCACATGGCCGGTCCCTCAGCATCTACAGCCGTCAATCGATGGGAGCTCTCCATGCCGTTCATGGAGTTCGACCTCGAAATGAACAAAAAGTCCTACGTCGGACACAAGGTTCTTGTGCCCCGGCCGGTAGGCATTCAGGCCGCCAGCGTCGGCAAGCTCAAGCCCGAATTCTTGCTCGCGCAGATGGATACCAAGCGCTCTCCCGGCGCTGGCTATAAGCGCGGCGACTTCCAGTTCGATTCATTCTCCTACGCGACCGAGGAATATGGCGAAGAGGAGCCGCTGGACGATCGCCAGGTTGCGATGTACGCGGACATTCTCGACGCGGAGACGATCCACTCGGCCCGCGCTGCGAGTTTCGTGCTCGATCACTACGAACGCGATTGCGCCTCGACGCTCTACAACACCACCACGTTCACCGGGGCTCTTACCGCTGCGGTGGCCGCCAAGTGGAACGATTGGGTGAACGCCACGCCGATCCAAGACATCGTCGTGAACCGCGAAAAGGTCATCGTCAACAGCGGTCTCGTTCCGAACACGTTGCTGATTAACAGCTATCAGTTCTGGAATCTGGTGAACACGGCTCAGATCGTGGATCGGATCAAGTACACCGAAACGGCCACGCAAACGGAAGTTGCCGGCCAACTGGCGGCCGTGCTTGGCGTCGAACAGGTCATTGTCGCCGGCGCTCTGACCAACACCGCCGCCACCCCCACCGCAGCCGCAATCTCGCGCATCTGGTCAAACAGCTACGCGATGCTCTGCTGCGCGGCGAAAACCGAGGATCCTCAAGAGCCCTGCATCGGCCGCACGTTCATGTGGACGGGCGATGGTCCGGGCGCGCCGGGAACCGACGAGCAGTTGGCTCTCATCATGGAAGAGTACCGGGAAGAGAAGGTACGCGGCAGCGTGTTTCGTGGTCGCAACGACCGAGAAATCGTGTTGATGTATGCGGCGGCCGGCCTGCTGCTGACCGGGGTGATTGCTTGATGTTGTGAATTCATCGGTCCGCCTCGTCGGGCGCTGGCACCGCCTACCAGTCGCTCGACGAGCGCGCCGTTTAGGCCAGACATGACCGACTACGACAGCTTATTCGCCCAAATGGGCGTACCGATTCTGGAAGAAAAATTCGGTGAACCGCTCATTTACTTCCCGCGCGGCAAGTCGCCACGGCCCATCACTGGCACTGTTGAGCGCGGCGAAATCGAGCAAGTGTCGGGCCAGGACAATGTATTCGCGCAAAGACTCACGGTGTCTGTCCCCAATAGCGCCGCAGGGATATGGAGCGGGGACATCGACACCGGCGGAGACGAGATTGAGGTTGCCCTGCGGCTCGGTGCAACGGATGCGGCCTTTGGGCCGAAGCGACGACGAATCGCGCGGCTAGTCAGCGATCATTCGGGAATGACGGTTTTCGAGGTTGACGGCTAAATG